GCGTGAAATACGTCCTGCACGAGCGTCGTATTTCACGATTGGCAGGAAGTCCCCGCCGCCACCAGCGCCGACATTGTCGAACATGCCATCAAAACCAGCCATTGTTTTAGCCTTTCACAAAATGCAGCGATCTAGCCCGCTGCTTGCTCTTGCCCGCTATTGGGCGAAGCTTAACGCAGATCTGGATATATCTCCCGGATCTGCTGCGCGACTTCTTCTGGCGTCTCAGACACCATGAAGTAATCGTGATTTCCCATCATATACACTGACGTATATTTCAGATCGTCCTTGCGATAGAACGACGCAATATTCTTGCAGCGTATATGCGCTGGCGCTTGACTGTGATGCAGCGTCAGCGTGATAAAGCCGATATCGTGCATTTCATCTTGTGTCATATTTTCCAAACCTCATAAGCAGCCTGACGCATCGCCGGGTCATTGAAATAGAAGCTTTCGAGATCCGGCACAACAATCGACGCAAGTTCCTGCGGGTCTTCGCTGATAGACAGAAAGCGCTGGATCGTCATGGCGATGTTCTCTAGCGCTCTCACATGCTCTTGCACGTTCTCAAGCCGATATGTCGCGCACTTCTTTGGCGTGACATATGTAAGTCGTGCGTCAACGTCGCCGCCTTTAGCTGCAACATAAAGCGCGACCTGACGTGCATGAGTAATCTTGATTTGAGATGGAAGTGCATGTGTCGTTTTCAGATCGATTAGAATTTTGTGGTTTGACCATTCAACGTCATAGAAACCGATGAGCGGGACGAGCAAGCCCTCGACTCTATATTCGATCTTTCCCTGCGTTGAAGTTGGTCTGCCATACGGTTTAAGTTCCGCGAGGCCCACCTTAACCATTTCACCAACAGCCGCACGCTCTTTTTCTCGACGCGGGTCGCTGGACATGGCCGTAAGACGCCAGAACTCTTGGTCTGCATGCTTGATGCATTCTTCTGTGGTCGCATCTGTCGTTAACCCTAAAACGACGCCTGATTCTGTCGCGGTTCCACGGTGCGCTGCCGGGCCAACTTCGCCTTTACGCTTCAGTATCTTATCGATAACAAAAGCAGCCGGGCTGGCGGCGTATGTATTGATGGATGACGGGGATAAGTGCGCAATCCCGTGGCGCTCAAAACAGTTCGTCAATGTAGCCTCAATGTCGATTCGATGCCCGACCGTAGCGGAGCCGAAAACAGCCGTCAAGCCTCCCGGATATCCACATTGACAAAAAATGCGACTCGCGCTTACGGTCTAATTCTCAGTCGGCCCGCGCCTCCCGGTCGATGGCTCCTTTGCCGTAAGAAGCGGGTCGGCTGAGACTTATTGATATGGAGATAGATATGGATAACAAAGGAAAAATGTCAGCCGAAAGGCTTTTGCAAAAACTTTTAGAACGCAAGCAAACTGAGGCCGCTTTTGATAAAAAGATAAACATTGATAGGAAAAGAAACACGCAAATCAATAAAATAAGGTCTGCTGGCTTATATTGGCATCTATGCCATTATGAACTTTTATTCAAAAAGCTATTTGCCGGAATGACGATAAAAGAAGCCGCGGATGAGGCGGGAGTATCTGCGTCAATGATACATAGCCGACTACGTTCTGTTCACAGATTAGTTGTCTATTATGTCAGATATTATTATCCAGAAAACGCCGATAAGATTTTTAGTTTAATGGAAGGGAATTGATATGGCGCAGAACACTTCGCACGCTGTCATGGCGCAGCGCAAAGAACCATTAGATAGTTTGGATGACTTCCCGACGCCGCCGTGGGCGACACGCGCGTTGATAGAAGAAGTTTTTTCAAATTACTGGAAGGACAAATTTCGCCAGCAAACTTGCCTTGAGCCAGCATGTAATCGCGGATATATGTCTAAAGTTCTTTTAGAATATTTTCTTCAAGTATCATCTTCTGATGTGAATGATTATGGATGCGGATATGGCGTCTCTAACTTCTTAGATGAAACTATACTTTTCCCTACGCATGATTGGATAATAACAAACCCACCGTTTAAGAAAGCAGAAGAATTTATTTGTCGGGCGCTAGAGACAAGTCGTTTTGGTGTTGCGATGCTTACAAGAACTTCTTTTCTTGAAGGCGTCGGACGCTTCAATCGCTTGTTTAATGAAAACGCACCAACATTTGTCGCTCAATTCTCAGAGCGCGTTCCTATGGTCAAAGGTCGATATGACCCCAAGGCAAGCACGGCAACCAGCTATTGCTGGCTTGTATGGATGCACGATAGAATAGGCGAGGGCACAGAAATGCTATGGATCCCCCCATGCCGCAAGAGACTAGAGAAAGAAACAGACTATGAGTAACGCCATTTGCTTTATGGGCGTCGATCCCGGCATATCGGGAGCAATTGCTTTCTATTACCCGGAACATCCCGACAACGTCGCGGTCTACGACATGCCGTCTATTGGCAAGGAAGTGAACTGCGCGGAATTGACGGCGCTCATAAGGCAATATCGTCCAGACTATGCAGTGGTCGAATCTGTGCACGCGATGCCGAAGCAAGGTGTAAGCAGCAGCTTTAATTTTGGCATGTCTTACGGCATGGCGCGCGGCGTCATTGCAGCATGCGGCGTTCCGCAGCAGCTGGTGGCGCCAACGAAGTGGAAGAAGTTCTTCGCCCTCACTGCCGACAAGGATACGTCTCGCCGGCTGGCGATACTGACTTGGCCCAGCAGCGAGCACTTCAACAGAAAGAAAGATGACGGGCGGGCGGAAGCGGCATTGTTGGCTGTCTATGGAGCAAAGACGCAAGGATGAAATTGTCGAACGAAAACTCAATAAATTGGAATTTAAGAGATCTATCTAGCGCTCTTAAAATATCCGAATCAGCCGTTCTTCGCTTTTTACGCGATGGTCGCAATAGCGCGTTCCTTCTTAAATTCAGGATTGCAAATGAATTGAATATGTCTCTTGTGGAGGGCCACAATGCTCCGGCGAATCTTATCGCGGCTAACGGCGAAATCTGGAAGATAAAGACATGCACCAAGATAAGCGGCGTTTCTTTCTGCAGGAACGCCATGATCGGCAAGGGGCGAAAGTTTAATGTCAGCGATTTTGTCGAAGACCTTAAAGACGTAACCGGATTCATACTTTGCGATTTAGAAGGGTTCCCCACTGTGCGCATTTATAAAATAACGTCCAAGGATGTTCAGGTCTTATTCAACCGCGGCGTCATCCCGGAGGGTAGAATGAAGTATTCTAACTTTATAGCCATGACATAAAAAAGAAGCCCCGCGCGAACGGGGCTCGGGCGGAAGCGGCTCTATTGGCTGTCTATGGGGCGAAAACTCAGGAGTAATAAAATGATAGATGATGCTGTTATGGAACATATAAAATCTAACTTCACTTTTGAGCAGATTGTGAAAATGTGGCTAGAAACGCAAGAAAGCGCAAATCAGTTACAAAATTTGGTTGAGGAAATGCAATTCGAATTAATATTACAATCAGGCAAAAAAGATTAATCATAAAAAAGAAGCCCCGCGCGAACGGGGCTTAGTCAAAGAGAGGAAACGCACAATGAAGAAACCATTGAGCAAGATATTTGTATCATTGGTCTCATTATAAATCAAATCGAAATAGGAATATAAAATGCTGCCCGACTTTGATGAAGAATTTGCGAGTCTGTCCGACTACGCATCTATGTATCGCTCGCTTGGATTGCAGGTCGTTCCTGCCGTCTATCCCGGCCGTAACGCCTTAAACTGGAAGCGACCAGCGCTGCAGAACTGGCGCGAATATCAGAACGAACTTGTCGATGGAGCGACGTTCGAGAAGTTCTTTCATGGCGTCAATCTCAATAAAACAAACATCGGCATTCTGACAGGCAATTGCTCGACGCGCGTCTTCGTCGTCGACCTTGATCTCCATAAAGGCGGCGATTGCGCCGTCTGGTGGAGTTGCTGTCTCGACATGCAGGACAGCGCCGGCGAACTTGATACGCCGACGCAGATCACAGGCGGCGGCGGTCTGCAACTGTTCTTCCGGGCGCCAGAGAACTGGAATCCGCCGACGATCAAAACCAACAT